TTACGGCCCATGTCTTCAAGACTTGCGTCTTTAAACCATCCACGTACTTCGTTTAGAATGTTACATGTTTCGCCGTACATTTCCATACATGGAATTTGTACTTGTACTGGACGTGAGTCAGTTTGACCTTTTACGCCAGCAAACGGAAGTTTGATCATCAAACGTTCTTTCCAAAAGAAAGTATTTGTGTCGTCGCCATCTGGTAAGAAACGTAGCGTTGAGCTATCGCCTTCTTTCATATTCCAAAATGGGTAAATTGCGTTGTCGCCGCCGCTTGATGAATTACCGCTTGTGCGTGATTCTTGTTCTTTAAGTTTAGCTCTAATTTCTGCTAATGATGCCATAGTTATGCCTCCTATATGTTATGCCTATGTGCTAGAGTAACATTTTTGTTACTCTTTGTGCCTATTTACGTACAGCACAATATGTATTGTACGCTATTACTTATTAAAAGTCAAGTGTTATTTTGCCTTTTTTGAAAGAAAATTATCTAAGACCAGCCAAATGCTGGATTCTAGCCATTTCCTCGTCTTGCCCTTTCAGTAATTCTACCATTACTTCTTGGGCGTCTCCTACAGATTGATCGCCGTACTTTTTCTGTACTGCTGTCATAACTGCTGTTTCTCCTTTCGGAAAACGGTTGTTTGTATAATCATACATACTTTTTACAAACTCTTCTAGTGGTACATCGTCCTTTTTGTCCATTTCGGCGTCACTGTCCGTTCCTGCCATTTGTTTGTCATCTTTATCATCACCAAATAATGCTTTATATGCTTTATATCCACCAAATAGTATTGCCATTACTAGTGCCGCTGGAAGTGCGTACTGTTTAGCAATAGCCGCCGCGCCTTCAAGGTTTGGAATTTTATCTAATGCTCCGCCTGCCATTGCTTTTAAATCGTCTGCTGTTTGAATAACTGTTTTACCTGCCGACGCAACACTTTGTTTGATAGAATTAACAGCATCACCGGCACCACTCACTACGTCTACTGCGCCGCCGACCACGTTTGCTGTGTCTTGTGGATTTGTTACCGCTACTCCGCCTATTGTTGCTTTAACTGGATTTTTCGCTGACCATTTTAAGAGTTCTTTTGCGCCTGTTAGTAGTCTAGGTCCTGCAATTCTGCCCACTGTGCTTGCCGCCGATATTGCCAACGGTATTAAAAATCCCCATTCGTTTAATTGATCTTCGTTTGTTTGAATGTTATCAGCTAATAATTTTGCCGCTGTACCTTTGTCCATTTTCACAGGATGCTTTTTACCTGAACCTTTTGGATATTCGAATTCTTTTTCGCCTTTTGCAGCCGCATTAGCCGCCGCCATTTTGAAGTCTTCAAATGCTTGTTCTTCTGCTGTCATTCCAGGTTCTTGTTCGTGTTTGGCACTTGTAATAATATTGTCTAAGTGTGTTTCAAATGATGCTTCTGGATCAATAACTTCATCATAGTCTATATTTGCTAAGTCGTCTGCTTCATCAAACTTTGCTCCGACTTCGTCGTACATATCATGTACAAGATCCATGACTGATGTATCTAATCCCATTGGTCTTTTCCCTTGGATTAGTTCAGCAATAGCGTAAAAGTCTTCTAGTTGATTGCTAATCATTCTTACGTCTTCGTCATAGCCGCCTTTTCTTGCATCTTTAAATTCTTCTTGCTTTTGTTTAATCATGCCTGTTAGTTTTTGCATGACTTTTTTATCAGCATCGTTTAGTTTATAGTCTTCTGCTACTGATTCTTCTACAGGAACCATCTGTAGGTTTGTCTGAGCAAGTCCCATTTTAGTTCTAAGCATTGTCATGTCAATTCTTTTACCCTTCAAGGCAACAGTGCGTCCTTGTCTTGAATACTCAATATCTTTCTCTTTAGCAATTCTTTCCAGTTTCTGTGCCATATCAGAAGTAACATTTGGAATAGACATAGATACCATTGGTGATTGATCAGTTTTGTCATCTTCCATGTTCATGCTTTCATCTGTATCCAACATATCTTCGTCTTGATGATCTTCCCAAAACTCGTCAGCCATGTCAATTACACTACTGTATGTATCATGAAACTCGTGCATTTCCATGTCTTGTGCATCGTCGGCCATTTCTTTATATAAAGCAATATCATCAATGCCATATAATTCTTGGAAATTATCTTTGTGTGGATAATGACTTTCGCCTAGTATGTCATCTGGACCTAGATGTTTTGTTTTGTTTGCTTCGCTTACTAAACTATAAATGTAAGGGAATACACCTTTTAATTCTTCGTTAAATTGCTTAATAGTTAATTGAGCCGTCCAATCTGTAGCAATGTCTTCTGGAACTTCTTCTAGTACGGGTGAAGTAAAGTTCTCTGACATCTCTTTATATTTTGCTGGCTTTTGAATATTTTCAATAGTTTTTTTAACTGTTGTTAGTCTATCATTTACAACATCCATGTATCCTGCTAAACCTTCAGCCATTACACTTGAGCGATTCATGTATGTCTTAAATTTACGCAGTTTGTTTAATTCTTCTGATAGTCCAGTAACATGTTTACCAAAGTCATCAAACGGTGTGCCGCCTTCGCTCACATGTTGTGCCATTGCTCTAGCACCATTCAAATGTTTAAAAGGATATTTAAATCTTTCACCTTGTGAACTTTCAATATAAATGCCAGCAATATTGGAATTACGTCCGGTTGCTGATTCTTGATTAATTGGTGCTGAATGTTTAACTACCATTCTAGCTGTACCTATATTCTGAAAACTAGTTCTACTAGTTCCGTATAGTTTTGATTCGCTCATTTGTTTCTCCGTACTAAGGTATTCATAATCTCGTTTATCTAAGTTGTTTTTTGTAATATCTCTAGTATCAAAATTTAACATTCTTTTTTTAGCAAAAGCTCTTACTTCTTTTAAGAAGTCAAACCATTTTGTTTTTAAAACATCTTCGTGTTCGCTAAACAGTGATTTACTATACATAATAGTAAGGCTTTTTGAATCTAAATTAATACTAACTTTTTTACCTGGCACAAAATCAAATTCGAAAAATCTAGCATCTTTTACTGTGTTAGTAATTTCAGCATTTTCATTTCCGACTGTAACACTAGGAAAACGTCCCCTAATTTTATTAAACAGCTCATTTGCGATTGTGTCAAGGTTTATCATAATAATATTTATCCTAATAGCCGCCTGTTACAAAAATTGGCATAGGCGGTTCGTAGTCTTCGTAATCCGATTCTGTTTGATTAAAAGTATTATAAATGCGGGGATCCCAGTCTTTAAGTACTCCCATCATTCTAATAGCAAGTAACGTAGCACTTACTAAGTCGTCTGTAGCACCGGGTTTTGCTTTAAAGCTAGTACCTGTCGCAACAAATGATTTTAACTCTGTTATTAATACAGAACTATTTACTTCTAATTTGTTATTTTCGATCATAGTTTTTAAACGGCTACAGGCTGTAATTTTAGTACCATGTGTAGTATTAAATCCTTTGCGGAACTTGCGTACATGTCCTTTACGCATAGGTTCGCTTACAAATAGTCCGGGTATATTTTCTTCTCCGAAATCGTTAATAACGATTAGTGCGGCTTCTCCAATACTATTATTTTCAACACTCCAGTATATGTTACTTCCAGAGCCTCCACATTCAGTTTTAAGGTGTGTACATATGTCAGTTAAAATACGAATTTGTGCCGGGATAGGAGTTTCATTATGTCGCCATTCTGCTATTTGTTTATAGCTAGGAAGTTCGAATACTTGTATTGCGGCATAATCGCCTCCTGTACCCATGCTAGGGTCAAGTGCCACAGCATAATTTTCGTTTGGATTAGGTTTAGCAAACCACCGAGTTTGCCCCATGTTCATAATAGGTTCAGTCCCTTCCATTGAAGATAACTTAATACTATTAATAAGTGTTTCATCAAATACTAGAAATTCGCATCCATATTCACGACGAAATCTTTCTTCGCCAATTCTGCCAATTTCAACCGCTTTCCATTCTTCATCTCTGTCAGGATGTTCGTCCCAGCCACAGGTAAATCCGTGAAATCCATTTTCGCCTAGTTCTTGTTCATTCCCATAAGCATCAAATTTTTGTTGAGAACCTTTCCAAATAGTAGCAAATGTATCTTCATCACTATTAGGTGTGCTTGTAATAATAGCACGACCACCTGTTGCTAGTGTAGGTGATATAGAAGTCCAAAATTCATCGGCAATTCCTGGGTTAACAAACGCAAACTCGTCACAGTACAATAGCGAGATACTCATACCACGTCCTGTATTGCCCGTTGTAGTAGCACTAACAATACGTGATCCATTTTCAAATTCAATACTACCTTTATTGTAACTTGTAACACCTGCTCTAATATGGTCTGGACAAGTTTCATACACATAACGTATACGTTGCATAATTTCTTGGGCGCCACTATATTTGTGTGCAGCAATAAGAATAGTTTGGTCTGGATGAAACATAGCATACCATGTAAGATATACTGCAGCACATGTTGTTTTACCTGTTTGTCTAGGTAACATGTTTACATTAAATCTAAAATTATGATACGATTCTAATAATCTTTCTTGATAGCCATAAGGATCAAATAAAAGTTTGCCTTTTACTGGATGCTGAATAAAAGCAAAATGTTTAGAGAAGTGTAAGTACCCTTTGTCAGAATCCATACAGTTTGCTAAGTCGCTAATCTGTTGCTCTGAGAATTTTTCTCTTGTATTCGCTTTTTTGGTGAGGACTCCGTCTAAACTCTTCATACTAGTATTTAACCTATAATATCGTTATAGTATCCTGTATCGAACCTAAGATCAAATAGTTTGCGCTTGTCTTGTTGTATTAGTACAGGTACTGGAGATGCGTTAGGACCGTTAGTTGGCTCACTCCAAAGCCATTCGTATGTGCCGTTGTCAATTTTTTTACGTAATTTTTTTAATCTTCTACGATTGTATCCTTCACAGATATAAACAATAGCTTGATTGTTACCTAATTCTTCTATGTTGCCATTCCAATTGATTATTTTTATTTCTCCCTTTTTCCAGGCTGCCCCACTCCATGGACATACCGGTTTTATATGTTCAAAATATTTGGCCCAATCTGTCATAAAAGTATTTACAGAAAAAAATAGGACCCGAAGGTCCTATTGAATTATTAAAATTTAAAACTTATTTCTTTTTACCGCGGCCTCTGCTTGCCATTAACTTACTGCCTCTTGAAGCATTTAGTTTCTCGCCACGTGATGCCTTTAAAGTTTTGCCGCGTCCACGACCTTCAGTTGCCATTTTTTCATTTAGTGCGGCCCATAGTTGTTCTTTAATAGAAGCTTCAAGCGCCATTGGATTATCGCCGCCAGCAACTGGTTTATAAGATTTTTTAGATTTGCCAATGTCGTCTCCGCCCTTGACCATGTCAGTATATGGAGCGTAATCTTCGTCTGGCTCGTTAGCATAATCTTCGTTATTTCCGCGAGCTTCTTCTTCCGCACTGTGTAGGAAATTTATTGCTTCTTCTGCCGCTTCTGCTTGTGCTTGTGGACCGTCATGTATTGCATCCATAACAATACCAACAGCTTTTGCATAGTGAGAATCTTCCGGAGCATCACCATTTCTCAAATAGTCGCCTAGTTCGTCTGAAATGTCATCAGCCATGTCATTATCGTCCATTGCACCATTCTGGATTTCAGAAATATCGCTCATAAGTCTTGCGTATACTGAATCTGGATCTTCTGGCTTAGCATTACCACCTACCACTGCTTCGCCCATGCTTCTAACAGCATCAAGTATATCACTTAACATATCATGTTGATATCCTTTAGACATATTCATCTGTCTTAAAACACCTTCTAAACCTAAACTTTTTAACGCATCAGGAATCATTTTAATAATTTTATCTTCATGTGCGTCTGCTGATACACCCATCTTTTTCAA